AATTTCATCAAAGAAAATTAGACAATAAAAAAAGTAGAAGTTATAAACCTAAAACAAATCCTAGTGAAGTAATACAATCTATTCTAAGATTTGGCGGTAGTTCTATTTCTACTGAAAAAGAAAATAGAATAAGAGAAACTATTGATTCTATAAATGAAATGCTTACAAATCCCGATTTGTCACAAGAACAAGTAATGGGTTTGAGAGAGGATTTACAAGATAGCGTAACTCAATTAAATCAAGTTCAACAATCAGCAAAACAAAAAGATAAACCTAGTAATCATTGGAAAATTAATGCTAAGCAATATTTAGATATGTTACAATCTCATCATGATACAATAGTAGATTATGCTAAAAATGTAATGATACCACTAGTTATTGAACAACAACCCGATGCTTTTGACCCTAGTAATCCCACACAGTTTATACATAATGTACAAAAATTATTGGCTGATACACAAAGACACATTTTAGCAACTGACAATCATGATTTGTCACCTGTAACTTATGGAATAGACTACAATGTGGTTAATCAAAAACCTAAAAAAGTAAACGAACATAAGGCTATTGCAAATTACTTGTTAAATAATGGCGCAGAAATAAATGGTAATATGTCTATTGACGAAGTAATTAATAAATTAAATTTAGAAAAAACTCCCGGCATGAAAGAACATGTTGCTAATATTATTAATGAATCTTCTATAAGACAACAACCTCTATTTATTTCAACAGTAAGAAATATGCTTACAAGTGGTGCATTATCAAAAATAGGAAATGCAGATATATCTCATTTACATACTCCTAATAATGATATTATGGGTACTGAATATGATGAGTTAAACAGTAATGATAAGTTTCATTATGATTTACATAATTCAAATATACACGATGCGATATCTATTGCACAAAAAAGAGCAGGAAAAGAAAATGAAAATTGGAAGGCAAACCCAATACACGCTTTATCTCAATCGCTAAACCATGTTCTTAGTACACAACACTTTGGTCAATCAATGCAAAATAATGGATTAGAATATTTTCACGCTAGAGATTTTGATGCTCATGGTGCAAAAGACATGGGTAAAGGAGTCAAGAAAATCACTGCTACTACTAGAAATAACTTAGATTCTTTAATTGTGTTAGATGAAAGAAAATTGATGGATGATAGAGGTGACATATTAGACAGTGCATTTGAAGCACCTACAACTGAAACAGTTGCTAGAGCAGGTTTAGGTACTCATTCTAAAATAGGTAGAGTGAATCCTACTAATGCTTCTATTTACAACATATTTGGTGTAGGAGATATTCATGAAGGATTTGTAGCAGAACCATCATTTGGTATTGAAACTAATATAGAAGGTGAGCCGATAATTGGAGAACATACTCAACCGGGTTTCTATCCAAGAGTAAGTGAAGAAGCGTTGAATTCATTGTTTGGAGAAGAAACTATACAACAAGTACTACCAAATTTACCACCACCACAAAATACTCTTTCAGCACATCAAGGAGTAAATATGGATACATACTTATCTCCATCGGATGACCCTTCAACAATCGCTATGAGCGAAGTTTCTACATACATTTCATCTTTATTGAATCCCGATGTATTGTTAGTAAAGAGTGATGATGTTAAATGGTCACCACCAATAAGACCTATGCATAGAATATTTGAGTTAAGTGATTTACATCATCTAAGAGGTTTCAGTGGCTCTTGGGTTGTAAGTAAATGGTATGATGGAAAAAGAGTTATCATAGTAAGTGAAGATAAAGTAATTACTACATACGATGAAAATGGTAAAAAAGTAGGATTGAAAAAATCTTTTAAAGAAAATCTTTCAAAGTTAAATAAAAGAGATTATGTTATAGATGGAATATTAGGTGAAGACGAACTAAATATAATAGATATACTAAATTATGATGCTAATAATGTAAGCGATATGACCATGTTTGAAAGAATGAAACTATTAAGAAGTCAATTTGATAGTCATGAAAACATAATTATTCCCGGTCCACATGATACTAAAATGACAGACGAAGAAGGTTTAGATGTAACAGTTTCTAATTTACAAAAAGAACATGAAATAATTTTACTAAGAGATGGTAAATCTACATACATGAAAGGTGAAAGGCGACACCCGAAATGGATGCTACTTAGGAATACTAAAGATTACAATTTTATAGTTTTAGATGTTAAAGGTAAAAATTCACACACTTATAGACTAGGTGCAGGACCAATATTAGACGGCTCAAAACTAGGTAATAGAGCAGTAGAAGTAAATGGACAAGAGTATATGGATGTAGGAACAATACATAATCAAACAGATTCATACAAAGTAGGAGATGTAGTTAGGGTATCTATTACAGGAGTAACTAAGAAAACTCGTGGTGGTAGAGATGTCTTCAATGTACAAATGAAACAAATAACTGGTAAAGGTGATGGTGAAGGTGCGGCTAGTGCAGAATCTTTAGATATACTCACTAAATCTTTGAGTCCTATTTTAATTCCACACGATATAGAATATGATGATAATAAATTAAAAGTTATATTAAAAGATGTAGATACTGTAGAATACGATGTTGTAAGTCATGGTAACTTATGGTATTTAGAAAACCCTTCTACAGCATTGAGTGGTATGGTGAAATCTAACTACCCTGTTACATTAGCAGAAAGCATCTATCCGTATTGGAGTGCGGTAGCACCACTAATGTTTAGTGGACATATAATAAAACAAAGCGTACTAGACCAAAAAACACCAAGCCGTAAAAGACAAGAGAAACAGTCAGCAGGTGTATTAGAGGCTGATGATGAAAATAGATTACTTAAACCAACTACTAAAAAAGCACTAGAAATTATATCTCGTGCTTTAGATACACTCACTAAAGAAAAAATGACATGGACAGGACCAAAGGGGCTTGGTATAGATATGGCTACGCCTATAGAATCACCGAGTGGTCCAACTCGCTTGGCTAATGAAGAAACCATGCCGGACTACGATGGTAGAAAGCGTAGTGATGAAAAAGAAATTGAGCCTAAAAGTAATCACAAAGAGAAAAAACCCATAAAACACATAGATATTAAAGAAAACGCTTCTCAGTTGTCCGATTTTAATAAAGTAAATTGATTTCTTTAACAAATAAAGTATCAGTTTACTATAAGTAGGATGACAGTAAGTTGTGTAAAATGATGCTAACACTACAGCGACCATCTACAGGGCTATCTGTCCTAAAGAGTGGTAGCGATTTAATTGTAGCGGGATATGCATCTGTAGAACTTGTTGATAAGCAAGGAGATTTAATTACTCGTGGTGCATTAAAGAATGCATTTGACGGGTTTATGAAGAGTGACAAGTACCGAAATGTACAATTGGCTCATTCTAATATACAAGTTGGAGAAGTTATAGATAAGTATGTAGACTCCAACGGAAGAATGTGGAAATCCGAAGTAGACGACACAGGAATGTTTGTAGTATGTAAACTACGAAACGACATAGAAAAGGCTCGTGAAGTAGCCGCAGAAATACGCAAGGGTAACTTGCAAGGATTTTCCATTGGTGGACAGGCTTTTAAGCGTGTTAGAAAGGCTGATGGAGAACATGGAGAATACCAAGAAATTAGTAAAATGGAACTCCACGAAATTACAATTTGCGAAAAAGGAATTAACCCGGAAGCGCAATTTAGAATTTTAAAAGAAGATGTGAGTAAAATGACAGATATAGACAATGACCTAAACGCAGTAATGAACAGGCTAGAAGCAAGACTTGACGCTATGGAGAAAGGTGAAATTCCACCTCAACTCCGAGAGCATATCAAGGGTAAGAAAGATGACTCCGACGACAAGAAAGAAGAAATGAAGGATGATAAGATGAAGGCCGAAGAAGAAAAGAAAGAAATGAAGGATAAGAAAGAAGACAAAGATGACAAAATGTACATGAAAGGAAACGAGTACAGTGATGTCATCAGTGCTGAATATCTTAACTGGATGGAAGACACCCTTAAATCCGCAGGTGTGAACACCACGGAAGCAAGACTTCACTTTGACCAAATGGAAAAAGCACAACTTGGTGGATTCGATAACCCGGATGCAGTAGACGGTGCAGATTACTTCGGTGGACAAGTTAGAGGCCGAGGACAAACCGCAGGTAGCCCATCAACTGGTGCTATTAGTGCAGTAAGTCAAAGTGGTGGAAAGCAACCGGCAGGTGCTATGGGACCTGCTGACCTTTCAAAGTCTTACATTAATCCTAATGAAGTTTCAGCAAGTGATATTGAAGCGGCTTATGAAGTTTACAAAGCGGCGGCTATGGAACAACAATTCCGTGGTGACCTAGAAGGACACTTTGCTTCAAGATTCTCTAATGAACAAGCAGTTGCAAAGTCCGAAGCAGAAAAAGCACAATTTGATGCTCGTGCGCCAATCAGTGAAGTTATGAAGGCTCTTGAAGGACTATCCGAAAGAATTGATAACCTAACCACAGAAGGAACAACAATTGCAAAATCTGTAAGTTCTAACAATGTAACAATCCCGTCTACTCAAGACCTAAACAACATGTCTTGGGATGAGGTACATACACTAGCAAACAGTGTATACAGGAGTGCTTGAGGATAATAAATTAAAAAAAGGAGATGAATAATATGGCAAGAGATTACATAAGAAACATAACAGATATGGAAAGATACTTTTACGGTGCAGGAAACGCTATGGGCTACTCCTACTCCGGTAGTGAGTTATTGAAAGCAGATGCCCCAATGCTAAGTACTACAGCAGGTACTTACCAAGCAATTTACGGCAGAAAAGTTTGGTCACAATTGAACCAAGAATTCAATGCATTTTCAGTACTACCTAAGAGGCCGTGGGAAAGAAGCGGTTGGAGAGTTATTACTGACAGACCATCATTCAGTGTTGGTGGCGGAGTTGCAGAAAACGCTACTCTACCGGACACAACAAAACCTGTGTTCCAACATATTGCGGCAAAACCTAAGACAGTTGTTCACACATTCGATATGAGTGAAACTGCTATGTTCTTGGCTGACAAAGATGACGGACTAGGCGACATTCGCTCAGTACTAAAGGAAGAAATGGGTAAGCACCACGCAGAACACATCAACAAGATGTTGACAGAAGACGCTGAAACAGTTGCAGGTAATGATTTCGAGTCACTTGACAGAATCACTGGTAACGATGGTGGCGCAAGCGGTGGACTAACATCTATGGAAACTGGTGCATCAGCAGGTACAGACCACTGTGGCGCAAATGACCTTGATATCTACAGCATTGACCGAAGTGCTAACTCATGGTCAAATGCAGAAGTAAACTGTGGCGCAGACCGAGCCGCAGGTAGCCGTAGAACTCTTTCACTAGACCATTTGGACACCCTATTCCAACAGATTTGGGTTCGTGGTGGAAATCCAAAGGTTATCCTAACTGGATATGACACTCTAATGAGATTACAACAACTACTACAAAGCCAACAAAGGTTCATGGAAGAGAAGAGAGTTACACCAACCTACAACGGTGTTAAAGGTGTACCGGGTATTGAAGCCGGTTTCATCGTAGCAACCTACAACGGTGTCCCAATTATTCCTTCTAAGGACGTTGAAAAGGATGGTATCA